TGGGTGCATCTTTCTTCCAACAAAATGCATGAATAGGTCTTCTTGTCCAGTTTACTCCGTTGGGTAATAAACATTCAAATAATAATGCTCTTCTCTCTAAACTATTTACTGTGTGTATATCTGCAAAAGTATATTCGCCATGACCTTTTTGATGGTCGTATAAATATTCATTTCTTATGTATGCACTAAATGATGGTAAGTTGTGATTTAAATATGCCACTTAAATTAATTACGCCCTTGCACCTTTAACATACTTCTGACTTTTTGGTGGACTTTTTTTAGAGCCACCTCTACCTGCCCACAAACATTTGTTTGCCCAGTACGCAGCACTTGTCGGACCTTTCGCAATATTCTTAGCGTGACGAGCCTTAAATGACTTCCTAGCTTCTGGACTGTAGTTATGACCCATAGAAGCGTCACCGAAGCGAATAAGCTTGGGCTTCCCGTTAACGAGTATTCCAACCTTACCTTTCTTACCGCCTTCAGTACGGATGACACAACTGTTAAATCTTTTAAGCCCATGCTTTTTTAAAAAATCTTTTTTCTTTTCGGCATCTGATTTAGCCATTTTATTATTTTTGTTTTTGTTTTCTAAGTCTATCTGCTTTCTTAAGTTTTTTCTCTAGCATTTTAAAACTATATTTTGGAGAAGCACCGCCTAGTGGTGTTTTACTAAAATCTTTTTCTGTTTTCTTTTTAGATTTAACATTCTTTACACCCTTGTCTATTTTTTCTTTAGCAATGTTTTTCTTTTTAATTAATGCTTTTGCTTTTTTTATCAGAGCAGGTGTAAATCTCTTGGCTGCTCTGGCAGCACCCATTCTAGTTATATAAGATGCCGCCGCTACAACTCCAACTCCTATTAATGGTAAAGGCATTATGCTCCCCCTTGTATTACTAATACAGCA